CATCCCTTGTAGGAATGCATTTAATCCCTCGCCTTCTTCCGCGCCAGATGCTTTAACAATTCCTTCTACAATTGCCACAACATCCCCAGGCAAGCCGAGTGTTGCTGTTGCCGCTCCGCCAATCGCACCGGTAGCCATTAAACCAACTGTTTCCCCAAACTCACCGACAGTCATCTCCTCAACCGGCCCAGCGATCGCTTCGATGTTTGTTTGATCCTCAACTCCTCCAAAAGCCTGCGCTCCTGTGCCGATACCTGGGATTGGTGTTGGCTCTGCAGCCGGCCCTGAAGATACTGACTGTCCTTCAGCCATCATTGATGGGTTGACCTGTTGCGCCTCTAGCGCCTGTTGAGCTTCCATGTCAGCTAAATCAATATCCGACTGGGTTACAATTTTGTTGCCCTGAATGAACCGAGCTTCGCCCGTCTCTAGTGACTGTAAGCTGTTTGCAATTTCTTGCTCAATCAAGTTCATCACTGAGCCTCATCTTCTAATCGTATGTACAATTCAAGGCCTTCGATCGCAGCTTTCTTTGCGCTCTCAGTCGGATAGGATGCGTTGCGCGCAGCTTCAAGAAGCGCTGTCGCAGTCAATCCTTTTGACCCGTCCCGGTCGAATCTGCGCTGCGCCTGAGCTAAAGCAGATCGAGCTTTGTTCCGAGCTTTTGCGTCAGCCTGGTCGTCTTTCACTTTCTGAATTCTTGGCAACACAAACGAAATTGCATCAAGCGATGGGTCCGCCCTTCTTGCAAGAATGAGCTCACGCTCAATCTGTGCAACCTTTTGCTGAGCGCCACGGTCGATGATGTCTGCGTTTGCAAACGGCTTGTCAGGCAAGCCGATGTCGCCTTTAACTATGCGCATCGCTTCGTTGTATGTTTCGTCGTCGCGATTGGCGATCTTGCTCAATAATGAGACATACGTTGCGCTACTAATCTTGCGCTCTGATCTTGCATCGTTAACCGCTTCTCTAGTCAGAGTCCCTTGGATGACGCTAAACTCAAGAGCTTCAACAACTTGCCTGTCGTCGTACCCACCATCAATATTAATTGCTTTGAAGTATGAGTTGTATTTTGCGTTATCAATTTTCTTGAGCTCTTCAAGAATACGATCTTGCTCATCAATATCGTTGCTGCTAATTGCCGCAAGGAGCTCTGACTCTTTTGCCGCTGATTGCTTTGTCTTGCGTCTTTCACTAGCAGCTTCTGCTTGCGCCGCAAGTGAGTTCTCCTGAGACAAAGCTGCTTGCATTTTGACGTATGCCTGATTCTTTTCTTCAACGCTCATGGAATCAAACACTGCTTGAATTTCTTTGTCATCAAACTTTGCACGCCCGCGAATCGCGAGCAATCCTTTGCCTGGTGACTCCATGGCCTGGCTCATGACGACGTTAATCTTCGCGTTTGAGACAGCCTGATCTAGCTCTTTGATTTTGGTGTTAAAGAAGTCTGGATCATCAATTCGCTTTGCAAGAGTAGCTATTTGCTGCCGCGCTATTTCAACTTTTTCGTCAGGGGTTAGTGTTTCTTTTGTCAACGGGTCTTCGGTCGGCCCAGCCTTAACAATGGTTTCGACGTCTCTAATAAATGTCTGGACGCTTTCTAAGATGCTGATTTTTTCATCTTTCTTGTTTTGCGCAGCCATGTCTTTAGCTGCTGCCAGATACGCAGAGTTAGAGATAACGCCAATAGATGCAGCAAACTTTTGGGCTGCAAGAGGGCTGACCTGGTTTAAGATTTCTTGATGGGTTTTGCTTAGTGACTCTAAGCTAGATTGCATTTCATTAAGACCAATTGTGCCGGCCTCAAATTGCGCTTGTAGCGTTGCAATCTCCTTTCTTGCTGACATCTCCATATCAAGCGACAAGCTATCAATTGCTGTTGCCCTAGCCGCTCGCCCAAATACAGTAGTCTTGTCGCCAGGCAAAACGGTAGAAATATCTTCGCCAGACTTTTTCGCATCTTCAATCTGCTCTTTTGTTGGAGCGTTGATTGCGCCGTACTCTTTGCCTTCAACTTGAGCTTTGATCTCGGCCTGCTTGAAAGCAAAACTTGATAGCCTATCTAGTGCGCTAGACAAAGATTGAGCAGTGCGCGCAGATTCTTGGATGCCTACAGTGGTCATCTGTGGAATAGCTGCTAGCTGTACACCGGCTTTTTGATAGAGTGGCATTACCATTACGTCTTATCCTAACTGGTCGCAAACGGGTTAAGTGACGCGTCAGGACCGCCCAGCGCACTGTATGTGCCGACGGCCATGCCCATCGTGCCAATTGCATTATAGAACCCTTGGCGCCTTGCCTGGGAAGCTGCGTCACGGTACTGCGCCGCATTGATGTCACCAGTGACTAACGCAAGCGCTGCGTTTTCTTGCGCCAGGTAAAATTCTTCTGTGCCTGTCTTAGCGCCATAATCCTTGATGCTTTGCGGCGTTCCGCTATATGGGTCAAGGCCGCCTGATGCGGCGCGTGCGGTAACGGTTGATAGGTTCTGGCGTAACTTCTTGAGCACTGCTACGCCTTGCTCCTTGTATTGGATCTCGGTGCGCTTTGCTTTGAGCTTTTCAATTTCAGCTTGACGTTGATATGCCCGCGCTTGAGCGCGCCCTGCTTGGATCTGCCCTACAGCACTGACTGCTGATAATGCTAAACCTATTCCTGCCGACATATCATTGCCCTACCGATATTTTGTAATCGAGCGCCAGCACATTCATTTTGAGCGGCACTGTCTGTGTAATCGTAATCTTACCTTCTTTTTCAAAACCAAGCAGTGGACCGGAGCGCTTAGTGCCGGTAAATTCCTGAACCGCCTGGTCTAGATTGTTTTCGCCAAACTGGCGGAAGGCAACCTGCTCTGTGTTGATCGTTACAGCCTGTGATTCAAAGTGCTCTGAGTTGATCTCCAGGATTCGCTTCTTAAACCCACGAATGTTGCCTGATGGCAGCCTTGGCTCAACCGGCATCGTGACTACCGTTGGCGTGTAGTTTAGGCCAATTGAATATTCTTCTTCGGCTGCAATCGTAAACGTAACCGCCCCAGAAGCGACGACTTTGTCGGCCTCCACAATCCCGTCTCGGATAACCTTGACTGTCTCTGCCTCTAAGAAACCAAGCCCAGATACCGACGCGGTAGATGAGCCAACAGTTTCTGTTTTCGCGCAATCTAGCGTCAGGCCTTCCACAAACAATTCAACGTAGTACACGTCGCTGCCGTTAATGTTTCTTTTGGTAACAACATATGTGTCTGCAATGTCGACCCCGATTGAAAGGTATTCACCATCAGTGGTCCATTCTGTTGGGGCAATAATTTCTTGAGATCGCAGTAATGTGTAGCAGGCGATCGACCCATCGTCTGCATTGACGATTAGCAATTGATCGCCTTCATCTGTGGAAGTTGCTCTGCGCACCGCCATGTCTGACGGGGATTTAAGCAAGTGGGACGACAGCAATGAGATCTTGGTTGTGACGTAACCCTGAACTGCGTCAGAGAAAATAAACTCAGCCAGCGTTTTGCCCTGGCGCTGCACGAATACAGTGGCGCCATCGACGTTGACCACCCGGATACCAACCCTTGCTCCGTTTGATGTTTGCTCCTGCACCGACAGGTTGGATGGCGTGATCGGATCGCCTAATGTTTGCGGTACATAAAACTCACCGCCTGTTGTAAAGATTTGTAGATTACGTCCTGCATACAAATCAACAATAGCGTTAAAACGTCCTGTATCCAGAGTCGCCTCAATCGCAGCGTCATCAAAGTTTTCGCCTGGGTCAAAGTTGAAGAAATTTCCTACGCGGCTTCCCCAGAATGTTGATGGCCGAGATGATGCGCCACCCATGTATAGGCGCCCTTCATAAAATACTGCGCTGCGGGGCCAGCCTCGTGATGCTGACCAGGTATCCTCATAGCCTTCTTCCAAGTCCCAGTCGCCAGAGCTGATCGTTGAATCATCAAATAACGGCACCTCAGATATTGCCTTGACTGACGTGCTGCTGACGTAGTCAATAATCCGCAGCCTGCCCTGTGGAGAGACGTTGATATATTGATCAATGTGCGCTGCAAGAAACACCCCTGCACTTGCAGTGATTGTGATGTTTCCACTTGAGGCATCAGGCGTAATATCAGCAGCTGGGTTTGACGTGCTGATTGTGTACGCGTACTGAGGGATGAAGTTGAACGACACGTCCGAAATGGTCCATGAAGAGTCTGACGCTCCGCGTACAATTTTTTGTGGAACCAAGCTTTCTTGGACAATGATTAACGTATCAGCTGATTGAGCCCAACACATTGTTGGAATCACCGCATCGGTGATCTTGGTCACGACCAGGTAATCATTCCCTGACCCGTTAATATTTGTGATAAGAACGCCATCCTTGAATACATACATGCGTTCATCAACAAATATCAGCATATAGCTGTCATTGACCGAGAACTCAAAGTTTACCATCCGCACCGCGGTTCCAGCAGACGATGGGAGCTCTGCTAGGTACTTAGTACCATTGCGGCGAACAAACCCGCCCTGCGGCTGTACAACGATGTTTTGAGCAGTTTCCAGCCCGTTGTAGTACTGTTGAAGATCAATCCGCGCTCTCAGCTTCGGATCAAGTTCTCCAGATGTAAAATTTGTTTGCACCTGGATAATTCGGCTCATGCACGCACCGCCGTTAACGTGAAGTCTTGGAACGCCTCGATCGAGTTATTCGCGCCATCAATATTTGCTGCAACCCTAAAGAAACCACCTCGCCGGTTTTCAGCCGGGGTGCCAAATGCTTTTTGCTCAAAGTACTGAGCCTTGGTGATTTGGTCTGTGACGGTTTCCGCTATCTCAGCAGCCATTGCATATTTTAGAAGCTGGACAAAATACGTTGGGATAATCGACTCGCCTGGGGAGAACTGATAGTCGACAAAGATTGTCTCTTCGTTTGTATCAACATGTTCGCCATGAACTTCCCACCCATACTGGATTGGAGGTACGCCGACTGCGTTGGTATTGTAAACAGCTCTGACTCCTGCCAGCGTATCGCCAGGCAATGCGTACTGATACTTCCACTCGTTTGGCGGAGTTGTTGTCAGTCGAGCAAGCTGCGTTTTCTTAAATGACCACGACCAAGGATATGCCGCAACCAAGGAATCTTTAAGATCGTCATATAGCCGGTCGCAGATCTGCGCTGCGTCAGTACCTTCCGAAAACGACGAAAGAGGCGATGCCCCCAGGAGAATTAATGCGTCCGAACAGATGGACAGTTTGGTATCACCCGATGCCATGTATCACCTCATATAGAAAAGGCTCCCCCGGAGGGGAGCCGATTCGATTAGTCAGCGTCTGCTACTGACAGTGCTGTACCGTCAGAAACGTCAACGACTGTTCCAGTGTTTGACAACACAACAACAAGCGATGCTGTTGGAGTGTTTGAGTCGTACACATAGACCAGGTCACCAACTTTCAACACGTCGGCTGCATCATTGAAGTAACCAGAAGTGTTGACTGTCGCAATCGCGTCAGCTGATGTGTAAGACCACATTTGTGGTGCATTACCAGCCTTGCTTTGACCGCCGATGGGCTGAAGCCCTGTTACTGAATATGCCATTGTTCAAGCCTCCTTACGATTCACGGCAAGTGATTGTGACGATACCTTCGTCATCAATCGCAACCGCACCAGCTGAGAAC